ATTCTGGGGGTAGTGGGGGTGGTGGGGTTACAACTTTTACTGGGGGAACTACCGGACTTACCCCAAACACTGCAACAGCAGGTGCTATTACTTTAGCTGGCACTTTAGCCGTAGCCAACGGCGGCACGGGAGTAACAACTTCTACAGGATCTGGAAGCGTAGTTCTCTCAACTTCCCCAAATTTGACCACCCCAGTACTTGGGAATGTGGCTAGTGGAAACTTAGCAAACTGTACAAGTATCCCAGTTAACCAAGCTACTGGCACCTTGGCGGTACTCAACGGCGGCACTGGGGTAACAACTTCTACAGGGTCTGGAAACGTAGTTCTTTCAAACAGCCCAACAATTACCACCCCTGTCATTAGCGGAAATACTACTGTTAATAATTTAAATGTTGGTTCGGGTATTTCAACCGGAACGGCTAATACTGTATTTGGTTATCTTGCTGGAGCAACTACTAGTTCTACGGGTAGTAACAACGTTACGGTTGGTGCTTACTCGGGAAATTCACTTATGAATGGGGCTAGTAATACTGCCGTAGGAACTAGTGCACTTGCGGCTGATGTTAGTGGTAACAGCAATGTTGCGGTTGGGTATTACGCACTTAGTGCCGCTACTGGATCCTTTAATACTGCTATGGGGCATTCAGCGGGTTTGGGGGTGACCAGTGGAATTAGTAACGTAATAATTGGGCATACAGCGGGTACTGGTATTACTACAGGATCCCAGAATACTGTGATTGGCAGGGCTAGTGGAGCTGCACTTGCCACAACTAACAATAATACTTTTGTTGGGTGGACCGCTGGAGGTAATACCGTAGGTGATATAGGTGCTGGCAACACTGCTATAGGTGGAGCCGCGCTTTCTGGTACGACTAGTACCTCGGCGGCTAATAATACTGCAATTGGTTATAGCGCGTTTATAAATGTTACGACATATAGTAATTGTGCTGGTCTGGGATACTTAACAGACGTAACTGGCAGCAACCAAGTTCAACTTGGGAATTCTTCAACAACTACCTATGCTTATGGGGCGGTTCAGAACCGCTCAGATATCCGCGATAAAGCGGATGTACGAGACACGCAGCTTGGCCTTAATTTTATTAATGCTCTTCGTCCTGTTGACTACAAGTGGGACATGCGGGATGACTACAAACCTCCGATGCCAAAAATTCCCCAAGACCCCGAAGACCCCGAAGACCCCGAATATAAAACTGCGCTGGCGGAATACGAAATTGCGAAAGCGGCATGGGTAGAAGCTTGTGACTTATCTAACATCACCCACGACGGCAGCAAAAAGAGAAGCCGGTTTCACCACGGTCTAATAGCTCAAGAAGTCAAAGCCGTTGTTGACGCGCAGGGTATCGACTTTGGTGGGTACCAAGACCATAAAATTAAAGGCGGTCAAGATGTCATGTCGATTGGCTACGAAGAACTGATTGCCCCGCTCATCAAAGCTGTGCAAGAACTGACCGCCCGTGTTAAGGAGTTGGAGGCCAAATCATGACTGAAAAGTTAGAAGCCAAGAGTCAACTCATTGAGAAGACTGCATTTGCGGTGCTTCCTATTCTCTTTACCTGCGTTGTGTACCTGATGAGTGCGCTCGATAAACTGACGCACGATGTGACGGTGCTCAACGCTAAGATTTCCCTTGTTGTCACCAGCGACAACAAGCAAGCCGTGAACTCCGGGGCTGAACTAGCGCGGGAGAAACTTAGGCAAGACCTTGAGAAAGAAATTCAGCACAACCGCGACATGATCCACGAAAACCAAAAGCACATCAGCATCATTGAAGACCGCATGGCGAGGAAATGATGGAAGTGATTGACCTCTTCTTCAAAGCATGGCCGGTTTTGTTAGCGATCATCACGCTTATCGTTGTGTTATCCAAACTTGACCTGCGGGTTGCAGTGTTGGAAGAAAAGATGAAGGCCGCGTGGGAACAAATAAACAAGGGAAAAAATGGCTGACTTTAATCCCGCTTTTGAGAAGATGATCCACGATGAAGGTGGATACCAACTAACCGACATTCCGGGTGACCGGGGAGGACAGACGTATGCAGGCATCGCAAGAAAACCAAACCCAGACTGGGCAGGATGGCAGCACATCGACCGCAAAGACTTTGGGTCGGCTACGCCTTTGGTCCGCGAATTCTATAAAGTTAATTTTTGGGATCGTATCCGAGGTGACGAGCTTACGAACCAATCTATCGCGGAAACCATCTTCAACTTTGCCGTCAACACCGGAGTCGGGGTCGCAGCCAAACTTGCCCAAGTAATTGTAGGGGTTGCGCCAGATGGTGCTATCGGTGCTAAAACGGTTGAACGACTTAACATCTGTACGGCGGAGAAGTTTGTTCCATCTTACGCACTTGCCAAAATTGGACGGTACGCCGCCATTTGTAACAAAGATAGAGGGCAATCCAAGTTCTTGCTTGGGTGGATTAACAGAACCTTGCAAGGACTTAAATAATGGACTTAATTGGAATAGGGAGCATAATTGAAGGCGTGGGTAAGGTTGCCGGTGACCTCATTACCACCGACAAAGAGAGACTCCAGATGGCGCTCGAGGAACGGAAACTCGATCTGGAGGAAAAGAAGATTGATCAAGCAACCGATCTGGCACAGGTCGAGATTAACAAAGTTGAAGCAGCTTCTTCTAATGTTTTTGTCTCTGGCTGGCGTCCTGCTGTTGGGTGGGTTGGGGTTTTCGGTCTGGCTTACCAATTCCTTGGCTACCCATTGATGCAGTGGCTATGGGCTTTTGGTCAAGGTTACGATATCATACCTAAAGGTCTGACTCCGCCCCCGGACCTCGATGTTGAACAACTTATGACGCTGCTTGCTGGCCTTCTTGGGTTTGGTGGGATGCGTAGCTTTGAGAAGCATAAGGGCGTTGCGAGCAAATAATGCCGTTATCAAAAATCGTCTTTAAGCCCGGAGTCAACCGGGAAAACACTCGGTACACCAACGAGGGGGGATGGTTTGAGTCTGACAAAGTGCGATTTCGTCAAGGCACACCTGAAGTTATAGGCGGATGGCAGCGCATCTCAAGTAATACGTTTCTTGGTGTTTGTCGGTCAATGTGGAATTGGACAACGTTAACAAATTCAGATTTGTTAGCGTTGGGTACAAATCTAAAGTTTTACATTGAAAATGGAGGAACGTATTACGATGTCACCCCAATTAGGGTAACTACTACTCTTGGGTCCAATCCGTTTTTGGGTAACGGTACGACAGTTACGGTAACGGCTTCATCTCACGGTGCTTCTACTGGAGATTTTGTTACTTTTAGCGGAGTCACTGGAGCTTACGCTACTACTTTGAACGCTGAGTTTCAACTCACGGTTATAGACTCAAATTCTTACACAATCACTGCCGCTGTTCCTGCTCCGGCAACTGGTGGTGCTGCTGTATCTGCGGCGTATCAAATTAGTGTGGGAACCGAAATCCAACAAGCTTTTTCTGGATGGGGTGCGGGTCCGTGGAGTTCAGGTACTTGGGGTAACGGTGGAACAGGAACTGTTTCATTAAGAATTTGGAGTCAAAACAACTTTGGTCAGGATTTGGTGTTTGGTCCAAGGTCTGGAGCAATCTACTATTGGGCAGCAAACAACGGAGTAACCACTCGGGGTGTAACACTCAACACTCAAGGTGGAACCGTGACGTTTGCTATTGGTTCTCCGGCAGTAGTCACGTTAACAAGTTTATTGACTGATGGGACGGCGGTCCAGTTTGCTGGGACGGCATTGCCAACTGGTATAACTGCTGCAACAACTTACTATTTGTTTAATGTCAATGGTTTAACGGCTAACTTACTTGATAACAATGGTAATCAAGTAAATGTTTCAACGACTGGAACAGCAGTTTACATATCATTGTTAGTTGATGTTCCAACACTCCAAAACTATTTGTTTGTTTCAGACACAAGCAGGTTTGTGTTTGCTTTTGGGTGTAATGATTACGGATCGGTCACTCAGAATCCAATGTTGGTTAGATGGTCTGACCAAGACAACATCCTTGAGTGGTCGCCAGATGCTACTAATCAAGCTGGAAGCGTTCAGCTATCTCACGGCTCAAACATTGTTACTGCGGTTCAAACCCGTCAAGAGATTGTGGTTTTTACTGATTCGACGGTGTACTCCTTGCAGTATCTTGGTGTCCCGGTGGTTTGGGGGTCGCAGTTGCTAGGAGATAACATTTCTATCATGAGCCAGAATGCTGCGGTTGTAGCATCTGGTGTGATCTACTGGATGGGCGTGGACAAGTTCTACATGTACGATGGTCGAGTTCAAACATTGAACTGTGATCTTCGTAAGTTTGTATTTTCGGATATTAACCTTGGACAAGTTCAACAGATATTTGCTGGCACAAACGAAGGTTTTAATGAAGTGTGGTGGTTTTACTGTTCAGAAAACAGCACAACCATTGATAAGTATGTGGTGTACAACTATCTTGAACAAGTTTGGTACTACGGAACTATGGCCAGAACCGCATGGCTCGACTCGGGGCTCAGACCTTACCCCCAAGCGGCAACATACGTCCCTAACATTGTTAACCATGAGTACGGTATAAACGATAACGCAACAGGAGATACTGCTGCTCTTGATGCTTATATTTCTTCCTCAGAATTTGACATTGGTGATGGGCATAACTTTGGTTATGTATGGAGAGTTTTGCCTGATTTGACGTTTAATGAATCGTCAAACGATCCTAATAGTGGAGACGCGGCAAAGATTACGATGACACTGTACCCGCTGTTGAACTCTGGGTCTGGCGCTGGTACTCCTGCAAGTGCAAACGTAACAAAGATAGCGGCTTATAGTATTACTGAAGAATTCACGGGGATCATCTACACTCGAGTGCGAGGGCGGCAGATGATTTTTAAAGTTGGATCTAACCAAATTAACACTTCGTGGCAGTTGGGTGCGCCACGCTTTGACATTAGACCGGATGGCAGACGATGAGTTATATTGTTACAGCTAACAATGAGTTTTCTCAGGTAGTTGCACCTAACTTACCGCTTGCGCCAAGAGTATACGACCGGCGGTATAGCGATCAGCTTAACAACGTTTTACGGTTGTACTTCAATCAGCTTGATAAAATTATAGGGCAACTAAACGCCAATGTCCCTATGCTTGTGGCCGATTTGCCAAGTGCATCTACTGCCGGAGTCGGATCTAGAGCGTTTGTAACGGATTCTTCTGTTTCCACATTTGGCACTACAGTAGCCGGTGGCGGATCAACCAAAGTGCCTGTGTATTCAGACGGTACCAATTGGAGAGTGGGATAATAGTGGCAATTTTCAACCGCATCAGGAACGCATTCTGTTGGTTTAATTTTGCAA